AGTGAAGAGATGTATAATAACAAATGGATGCAGCGGGGCCATGAGAAAGAGCCGTTTGCTGTCGAAAATTATGAACTCCTCACCTTTAACACCTGCGAACCGGCTGGCTTTTACGAATATAACGAGTTTGTAGGTGCCAGCCCTGACAGAAAGATAGTCGGACTTAACGGTGGCTGTGAGTTTAAATGTCCTTCGTTCCAGGTTTATAACGAATATCTCGAAACCGGGAAGATCCCTAAAGATTATTACTGGCAGATTATAGGTCAACTGCTTTGTACCGGCTGGGACTTTATAGACTATATGCCGTACTCAAGTCCGAAGCTTAAGCAAATACTCATCCGGGTTGAAAGGAGCCAGCACGAGCCAGCTATCGAACAGCTTAAACAACAATTATTAATATCAATCGAAGAGGTAAAAATCTTAACAGAAAGGATCAGACAATGAACTTAGCAATTTTACACGGATTTGTAGGGAATGACCCTAGAATTAAAACAACTGAGACAGGGAAAAAAGTTGCATCATTTAGCATTGCAACAATATCGTTCAGAAAAGATGCGTCCGGGAATAAAACAACCGACTGGCATAATCTTATCTTATGGGAGAAAATGGCTGAGCTTTGCGAGAAGTACGTTAAGAAAGGTTCTGAGTTGATCGTACAGGGTGAAATACAATATCGTTCATATACTGATAAGGAAGGAACGGTAAAATATATTACTGAAATTATCTGCCATAATCTTGAATTTTGCGGCAAAAAAGAGCCTGATAAGTCTGAACAAAAAACAGATGTTGAGGCTGATATTAGGGCAGGGAAATTTGAAGATGATAATATATTCTAATGTCCGACAAAGACTTTCATAAGGTGGTTGAGTTGAGTAACGTCGGCGGCGGTTTTGTTCCGGTGAACGAGATCGCCACCGAGTTACTTGAACAGTCCCAGCGGGGTGAGGTTCTTTCTTTCTTAGAGGTTACAAGCCGGGATATTAAGATGCACCGCTGCTATTTCTCGTTACTAAATTTCATTTATGGCTATATGCCTCCAAAGTTCAAAAAAGCAGTTCCGGAAAAACACTTTTACTTATTTCTAAAACACCTTAAAAAAGAATACCAGGTTATCTTCACTTTTCAGGACGGGACTGTAATGGTGGAATACGATTCTATCTCTTTCGGCAAGATGTCGCAAAAGACTTTTCAGGAGTACGTTAAGAATCAACTGCCATTTATTTACAGTAACGTTTTAGGGGCTTATTTCGAAGGTGAAATGTTGAATGGGATAATTGAAACTATTGAAGACGAGTACAAAAAATTTCTAAGCAAGTTATGATCCGCTGATTTACAAGATACTAAAGCGAAGCTGGAGGAGAAGATGAAACGACAAAATAATGAATATAATCTATGTCAGGCAATAGCTATTTATATCAGGCTGAAATATCCGAAAGTGTTATTTCATTTCGACTATGCCGGACTTAACCTGAGCAAAGCACAAGCGGGACGGATGAAATCAATACAAGGCCCTAAAGGTTTCCCGGATTTGTTCATTGCGCAAAAATCTTTTCAAGGTGAATACAATGGTTTGTTTCTTGAGATAAAAACTGAAGGAACCAGGTTAGTAAAACTGAACGGAGAGTATTCAACTCCTCATATCGCTGAACAATCTGAAATGCTTAGAACGCTTCATCAAAGAGGATATAAAGCAGAATTTGCTGTCGGTTTTAATGAAGCAAAGAGAATCATTGATGAATATTTAAAAGGATAAAATGATCTACAAACTTTACAAGATAATCAAACGCTGCTTTGTCCGCGACTTGAAATATAGGTTCAGGGGCAAACCTTTTAAGATGCTTACTTATATTGATTTGACTAAAGGGAAACTAAAACGATAAAAATAACTATGGAAACAATACGAGGCGTTAAGGGATTTGATAAGGATTTAAAATGCAAAGGATTTCAATATGAAATAGGTCAGGCTTATTCTATTGAAGAAACACCCAAGGCTTGTCACCGTGGATTTCACTTTTGCACCACATTAAAACAAGCAATGGTGTATTATCCTAATAAAGACGGCAATCGTTATTGTTGGGTAGAGTCGCAGGGGGATATAGATTTAGGCCCCGACAAGGTGGCAACAAATAAACTAAAAATTCTTAATGAATTTACTATTGAAGAGATTTGTGCAGAGCTTGAAGGAATAAGTCTATTAACAATACGAGACGCGTATAATGCAGGCGGAATAATCGGCGGATCTTTGGGGCTAAAGCTTCAGGGTTTTGATTTAGGGCGTCCAATTAAAGACATTGATTTTATATTTCCAGATCCCAGCAAGGTTTCTGAAGTGTTTAAGTCTTTTGAGACTGCACAATTAGGCTCTGTTATTATAGAAAATAATGATAGAAAAACATCTGATCACAGGGCGTTCTATGACAAAAGATATAATAAAACCTATGATGTTTTTATAAAGGACGTTTCATTTAAAGAAGTTGATTTTTACGGAACAAAGATAAGAGTTTGTGACGCCTTAAAAATCTGGGGTGAAAAATTAAACTATGCGTTTGGCGGCTCAATAAAACACGCAAATGACTTTAATAAATTCAGACACAGACTATCATTTGAATTATTATTAAGAGACAATCAGATAAAAGATACTGTTTTATTACCGTTTTAAGATGACCCTCTTCACCAACTACCGGAAGCGTATTCTTAAACGGATCGCAGAGCTCGAAAACGACCAGGCCGACCTTGTAATGGAAAGGAGCAAATATAACCTGTCGTTACAGCCAAAGGACTATATCCATTACAGCGTAAAGCTCGACCGGATTAAAGATATTATTGACGAATTAAAACAATTACTATGAATCACACTGACACATTACAGCCCGAAACAGTCCCGGAAGAGATCGACGAACACAGCCCGGAAATACTTGATCCTGAGATGAAAGTATATAACACAGATGGAGGCTTTTGAATTAAATATTGACAATTACTCTTTGCCGAAAAACGAAAGGCATTCCCGGAAATCTCCGAAATGGAATCCTATTCCTATTATTGGAGTCAAGAACGGAAAGTTATTCCCTTTCCCCTCGTGTTATCATGCAGCCAGGTTCCTAAAAGCTAAGAACGTGCATACTATGGCCCGGAATATATTGAAAGTTTGTAACGGGGAGCGAAAGACAATACAAGGCATCAAGTGGTTTTTTGAACGAGATCATGAGAAGTATATCAAATTACGATTATTCGAATAGTAAAATAGTTGGGAAAATATTTGTTTATTTGAAAAGATAGTTTTAAGTTTGTACCTGTAATGCGTAACCCTATGAAATCAGATCTTTCTTTCTACACGATATTTTGCCTCCGGGCAGAGAATACCACAAAGGAATGGGGTTACGCTTTTTCCGATGTGGTTTTTCTTTTCCCGGAGTTTTCTATTTTACAGGGTGTTCTACATAGCTCTTCCCTTCCTGATTATATTGAGGATAAAAAAAGCGGAGGTCAACAAACTGACTGTCTTAAAAATAAAAGTCTATGCAATGACACAACTGTCATCATAGGACGTGAAGCTCGAATAAGGCAGATGCTAAAAACCGTAATAAAGTCACATCTAATCGGTACTCTTTAAAGGTAGAGTTCGGGGGCAAATTGCAGTTTTTGACAGCTTTCATTAAGAATTGGTTAAGATTCTTTAAGATGAAAAGAATAGTCTTCACGGGTTAAAAGGTTTACTATTGTATATTAAAATATGATTGAGAATAATAAAATAAAAACAGCGATACTAACAATTCAGAAAGCTGAATCACTGGCACTAAAATACCAGGACTATGGTTTTCATCTTGCTTTCTCCGGTGGTAAAGACAGTCAGGTTATTTATGAGTTATGTAAAATGGCAGGGGTTAAGTTCCGTCCGGTCATGCAAGTCACGACATTAGACCCGCCTGAAGTAATGCGATTCATTCGTAAAAATTATCCTGATGTTATTATGGAACGACCTGAAAAATCATTTTATAAACTTATTCTAAAGAAAAAATCACTACCATTACGACAAACTCGCTGGTGCTGTTACTATTTAAAAGAACAGGCAGGAGGCGGAACGGTAACTATTATCGGAATAAGGAAAGCAGAAAGCAATAAAAGGGCAAAGCGTAACGAATTGGAATTATCAAATAAAACATATTCAAATACCTTAGATCAATTTAATATTGATAATGAAAATCAGATATTATGTATTGGAGGCAAAGATAAAATATTACTTTCTCCGATAATTAACTGGACAAATGCAGATGTTTGGAATTTTATAAGGGACCATAAAATAGAATATTGCAGACTTTATGATGAGGGTTATCATAGAATAGGTTGTATTTTCTGCCCAATGAGTAATGTAAGGTCTAAAAGAAAAGACAGGATTCGTTATCCCGGAGTTGAAAGAACAATAAAGAAAAGCATAAAATCATTATGCGAAAATAATAACTATGGTTCCGATTTAGATTGCAATGTTGATGATATTTTCAGCTGGTGGATATCAAACGACAGCATTGATGTATTTAAGGCAAAAAAACTACAATATAAAATACAATATGCAAAATAGGAAAACATCATTTGTTGAGAGCCTGACAAATACATTTGTGGGTATGGGAATAAGTTTTTTAATTCAGCTCATTCTATTCCCGTTAATGGGAATACCGGTAAGAATCGAACAGAACATTATCATAATGTTAGTTTTTACGGGTGCAAGTATCGGAAGGGTTTATATCATACGAAGGATATTTAACAGAATTTAGCAATGAAAAAGTCTTTTCCGTTTGAATATGAGAATTATCTTGCTGGAACTGCTTTTTTGAATCGCAGGGAAAAAGGTTGTTACGTTGATCTTTTATGTGTTCAAGCCGGGAAAGGACATTTAACAATGGAAATGATTAAAGATATATTAAACGGTGACTTCGATTGTTGGGAGAAATTGAAGAGCAAATTTACTGAGGAGAGCGGACTATATTATAATGAGAAACTTGAAACCGTAAAACAGGGAAAGCATAAAAAGACAGAAGAGGAGATCGCTGTTGACCGGGCAAAATTAGATCAGATATTAAGCGAAAAGAAGCTTAAATTTTACGAAGACTGCAAGCCGTATCTTACAAAATATCCTAAAGAGATGCTTCGTAAGTTTTACAATTACTGGACTGAAATGAATAAGTCAGGGACTCGATTAAAATTTGAACTTCAGCAGACCTTTGAAATAGGAAAACGTTTGGCAACGTGGGCAGCAAGGGATGAAAGTTTTATTAAATCAGAGCCGGAAAGTATCTCTTATAAAGAACTTGTAGATAGATTCAATAAAGGCGAAACATCTATCTGGGATAAATACGAAGCAGTAACGCCCGGCGATAAACGCACATTATGGAAGCGCAAAAATAATATTCAATAAACTAAAACCAATGAGACCTCTAGGAAAGACATCAGTCAGACAAGCCGTGTTAGATTTGTATCCGACACTCCCGCGTAAGTTTTCAATGATCTCGCTTCACTGCATGGTAGCGCACGAAATTAAGAGGCCGTATGTCTTTATGGACACGATCCGTCGTAAGGCCATGGAGCTGCGTGAAGAGGGTATTATACACTTTGAAAACATAGACAAGAAAAGAGCACTTTATCAAAAGACCGATAGATTATGAAAGACATAATAACAGCATCCGAGATCATTAATGTAACGGCATCTCATTGCAAAGTACCTATTGAACTTATTATGGGAACTTCCAGAAAACGTGAACTGGTAAAAGCAAGGCATTTGAGTATGTACTTTATTGATATGTTTATTAAAGATACTGTTATGAACAAAAGCAGTTTTTTTGCTAAAAGTCATTGCGACTTGATACACGCCCGGCACTCTGTTAATAACCAGGCTGTGACCTATAAAGACTATCGTATGGATTTAGAGGTTTTAAGGGTTAAGATATTGGATCGCTTAGACTGCAATTTAGCGATTTATAAAAATTACGATACCGACTTAGTATAAACGAAAAACGCAATATCATGGAGACAAATCTTTTAGAACTGTTAAAAGGCGAGCTGATGATCATATTGATTATTGCACCCTTCCTGATCATCGGAGCTTTGATTGTAGTAAAGTATGGCCGGGATAACCTGAGAAGAGAGAAAGAGCAGGAGGTGGAATATGAAAGGCTTTATAATAAGATTGAAAGCTACATGGGCAATGATATTATCTTTTACGGCCACAAGGAGTTTGTATGGGCACAAATAACTATCTTAAAAAACCTGCCTTATAAGAACCCGGAGAAAACCGAGGTACTTTGGAATAATTATCTATTGAAATTAGAGAAGGTTAAAAAATCTATTAATCAAATCTAAAGGTTATGAAACTATTTGAAAAAGCATATATCGGAATAAGAGATGTTAACGGGAAGAAAATCTATGAAGGTGACACCGTTAAGCATCCTTTTTGTGAGCAAGGTAAAGTAATATATTTCCAGCCATATTGTTCTTTTATGGTCGAGAGGCTGGATCTTGTATATGAGATTAATGACGGCATGAAACTTGAAAAAATAAAGTTATGAAAAGACTGATTATACTGTTCAGCATCATTCTTTATTGTCACTTACTTATGGCTCCGGCGGGCAGGGTGACGGTGCGCATCCTTGTCGGGGAGGTTATACAGCCTTATGAGAAGCTATGGGAGGCGATATGTGAGGTCGAATCCGGCGGGGATAGTTACGCTATCGGCGACAGACATTTGAAGCGTCACAGTTACGGTATCGCTCAGATCAGGCAATCCAGACTAGATGACTATGCAAGGAAAACAG